CACCAATCGTATAAACCTTGTCTTCTGCATCTATCAAGAGCATAGAACACTTCATTAACCTCAGCATCATTTTTGAAATTGTAAGCCTTAACCGCTTCTGCAAATTCATTATTTACAAACTCGCTTATAGGTGACTTTGTTCCATTGATTGTGATTTCAGTTATAAGTGTTCTCATATTCTTGACCTCCTGCTCTTTATGCCATGTAGGGTTCCATGAATTTCTGAATCTCTTTGGTTACGCTCCAATATATCTTTTTGCCATTCTCATATGTGAAGGCTCTTACCTTTCCATTCTTTATAGTTAGGAGATACTTAATCCCTTTCTTAGATACAAACTCAATTTCAGATGAATTTTCAAGATCTCTCTTAACCTCAGCAGGCTTAGGCTCTTCAACTTTCTGCTCCTGCTCTTTCTCTTCTGCGTTATCATATTCGCTGCAGTGGTTAGTTTCACAGATCATATCCTCTATGTATTTCTCATAGTGGTTAATGAACCTCTTCATCTTAGCGGTCTGATTCTTCCACATCTTCTTCTCTTCGGGTTCTCCGTGGCGCATAGCCTCATTAGTATGTCCGTCCTCATAATAGGTGCTTAGTGTGTAATCCATTTCAGCTACCATGTCTCTCAAGTTCCATCCGTTTGTGCTCTCGGAAAACCTTGTCCCGATTGTATTGTGCTCATATCCAAGCTCTGTCATTATCTCGTTGTACTTCTCTGTGATTTGGGTTATCTTTAATTCCTTCATTTCTTTGACCTCCTTATTGTTTGGGTTCTGTGTTTGTTTTGTGTTTCTATATTCTTATCTTAGCTTATGCGACGTATTATGTCAATACTTTTTTTAAAAATTTTTAAAAAATATTGGAGAGACCTTCGATTGAAAATCTCTCCAATAAACATCAGACAAAGTCTGAAAAGCTATATTGTTTTCCCGAATTGCCAAGCAGATCTTGAGCATAATCTGATAGTTTAATGCTAGTATAGAACACACCTTTATTATTCCTGCCCTTATCGGGTACTTTCTGCCCCATATCCCTAAAGAATTTCTTTGAGGACATTTCATACTCATTATTTGTTTTCGCCCATTTAGAATAAAGTCCAAATAAATCACTTGCCATGATTTTATCCTTTGTATCATAGTCAATAATAAGACATTGTTCCATGAAACTAGCAAGCAAGTCCATTTCAACCTTATATTCTTTAATGGCTTCTTGTACACAATCGGGTTCTTCGATACCATATTTCTGCCATTTGATACAACCCTCCACAGCCCATCGCAATATCTGTGGGAACTCTTTTCTAAGCTTATATTTCAAAGTTTTATCAACCTTATTAGCAGGAATATTAACTTCAAAAGGTATAAGCTTAATTCTTCTCCAAATTCCAAGATCTGTTCCTCTTACAATCGGCTTGTGGTTTGTGGCAATCCATATCTTAAATTCTGGAGTATATTCAAACTCATCTCCATATAAGAAACGACATGTTACCTTAGAGCCACCTGTCAATTGTTTTAATAGACCTTCATTAAGTCTTACACCTTCTGTGGGCTCTTCACAGGTTACAAACCTTGCAGACTTTAATCGGGCAATATCTGAACTTGCTCCATCATTACCCCATTTCTTCATCATAACTGTTTCGGGTTGAGTGTTACTAGCGTATGCTCCCAACAAGTCAGCTATGGTATCTAAGAAAGTAGATTTTCCGTTATTACCCATTCCATAAAGGAAGTATGCACACTGTTCTCTGTTACTTCCCGAGATTGAATAGCCTATACATCGCTGAATATAATCTTGCAATTTCTTATCATGATTAGTCACATCATCAAGAAATCCTAACCACATCTTAGGTTCAGCACCCGATGTATCATATTCACTCATACATATCTTTGACATCATAAATTCTGCGTCATGTGGTATAAGCTCTCCATTTCTAAGATTCACAATACCATTCTGACAATTCAGATAATCTGTGAACTTATCAAAATCATCGGGAGCAGCAGGGATCCCTTCAAGATGTTGAACTTCTTTTATCATGCTTTCTTTTCCCTTGCTAGATGATGTTTTATTGGCCCATTTAAGCAGGTCAGCCTGTGTCTTATCATCCTGCTCACGAAAAGCTTCACGTTTAATATCTTCACAGATGATGTCAGCTAATTTCTTTATCTCTCCGCTATCATCTGCCCTCCACATCTTACCATCCCAATAGAACCATTTACGTCTATTATATGAATATCGTATGATGTTTCCAAACTTATCATATAACCTATGAGCATTTCCGGTATCGGTCATATCATAACGTTTTGTGGTTTCTTCAACTGCGCTAACTGTTCCATCTCCAAATAAAGCAAGAGCCAAGTCTTTATCATCAGAATACTTTTGTGGCTCATATACATCTGTGCAATTTGAGATTGCACGGCCAATGGTCATAGCCCCATAAGTTTGTTCGCCACGCTTCTTATTCCACTTATCACGCATTAACCCCGATGATCGGAATATCCTATCCATCTGAGTTGCATTTTTCTGTGTCCAAAATGCAAGCTGATTACATAGAGCAATATCAGCTTCACTTTGACTTGGATATAAGCCTTCCCAATTACCTGCATAAAGCATAGTAAACAGAGAACCCGTTTTACATGACCTTGCCTTATCAATTATTTCTTGATCATCAAGGCTTACAGGCTGAAAGGGTTTAGACTTTACCTTTGGTGTTGAAGATGGAAGATATTTATTATGCAATATCTTAATAGTTTCGGTACAATCAACAACCTTGTCATACTTATTGTTGTAAATGTTTCCGGTGCATATAAAATATCTTCCTTTGTCATACATCTCAACACCGCCCTTACGTCTTGCGCCTTTAGGCAATGTTCCTTTACATACTATATGTATTCCGTTACCACTTTTTGAAATCTCAGCATAGCTTTGTAATGTTTCCACAAACTCATCGCAAAAATCCACATTGTCTAAACAATGGTCAAGATCTACTCCAAAGTATCCATTAGCAAACATAAAACCAATGCCATCAAATTCAAAAGTTTCACAAGCTTGTATTGCTTGCTGAAAGCTCCCCCATGTAGAAGGATTATTAGATTGAGCATTTTTCCCATTTGCAGGATTTTTTGGAATCTTATCCTCACCTACCCAACATACCCATTGTGGAAGTTCTTTAAGTTCTTGTGGTATATTTTCTGTTTTAGTAACCACCTTTTACTCTCCCCTTACTCTAGTAATCTCACTTTCCGGTATAAACCAACGATTACTGCAATCATATTTAATTCCCTTTATTTTCCCCAACTTAATCCATTCTCTTACAGTACGTACCTTAATACCTAATAGATTTGATGCCTGTCTTACACTATAACGTTTTTCTACTGTAGTGACTTCCATTCTTTTTGCCTCCTTTCGTGTTGATCTTGCATTTTCATTGTGAGCTCATTCACAAGTTCTGAATAATCCGTATTAGCGTATTCTTTACGGATATCATCAAAATCTGCAATAAGTCGTTCCCACCATTCATCTGAAAACTCGGGATATGGTCTTCCCTTAGAAAAGGTTACCCAACATTTTGTTATTATGTCGTGATAAATTCTCTTTTCACTATCTTGCACCTTTACACCTCCTTCCGTGTATTACTATCTTAGCTCAAAATGTAAATTTATGTCAAGATATGGTAATCTAATTTCTTATAATATCCCTTACGTTTTTTAAGCCAACCATGTAACATCCCAAAATCATCTATGAAATCTATAACTGTTCCATGCTCTTTACCCTCGGCTTTTCTGCCTACTCTTCCTGCGGCTTGCATGACCATTACTGATTTATTTTGTTGGCTCAAAATCTTCACCATAAATAACCTTTCCATTTAGCACAACTTTTTCACATTGATACAAGTCATTCCTTGTTTTTAATATCATACAATCAAGATGTTCTCAACACTTATAAGGTTTTGGCAACGGCATCCATGCAATCACCCTTCCTAAATTATTGCTCGATATCATCCATCGTTCACGTTCGTAACTATATCTGCCAATCCTTGTCACATCTTTTCTATGAGGATATGTTTGCCCTCGTAATGTCACTAATACAAAATCACTTGTATTATCATCGTCAGGAATATATATCATATCATTACGTTCAGGCAATCTTTCTGTTACTGGAATCCATTTATCCATTTTCTTGCATCTCCTTATCTGCTACTCAGAAGCAATTCTATCAATTCATCTTTACTCATATCGTTCAGCAATTCACGTTCTAAAATGTCAAGACGATCATTGATGCACTGTTCTACAAATCTTGTCCTATTCCGATTTGTGCGCTTGCAGAATTTCGTCAATCGTTCTGCTGTGTGTTTGCCGATATGTGGAGAAAAATCTCCGCTCTTTGATGTAACGTCTCTAAAATTGGTCTCATTTCTTCCCATTTTATTCTTCTCCTCTCAATCTCCTTATCTCTGATTCAGGCACATGCCACATCTTACTATTGGGATATTTCACAGCATTCATCTTGCCGTTATGCACCCACTCACGAGCAGTCCGCACCTTTATTCCGAGCAGTACTGATACCTCTTTGAGGTTGTAATACCTTTCGATGCCTTCCTGTCTCATTCTGTCACCTCCTTATTCAAGAACTCCTCAAACTCGACTTCCGTATCGAAGCCGAACATGTAATACATAACATATCCTGCAAGCTCGCTGTTATCAAGTTCTGCAAGACTGGCAAGGACGATGTCCCTACCAGTCTTCTTCCTCGGCTCACTACCTTTCACATACCTCTCAGGCGTTATGAAGCCGTCAGCTTCAATCTCATTCTTCATCCTCATCGTCCTCCCAGCATTCTTCGATCTCATCACTACCGCAGTGTGGACAAGTCGCTATACTGCCATAGTTCTTATTCGGGAATGATCCGCTCACTCCGTAGTAGTCTTCCCAGCATACACGCTCCATTACTGCTTCGTCCTCATCGAAGATCTCGCCGCAATCCGCACACTTCAGCATTACTCAGCCCTCCTGTTCCACTTCTCGGTGATCAAGAACGCTCTGATGTAGTAGTCCTGCTCATCATGCGTGTGTTCGTAGAAGTTTAGGTCGCACTCCTTGCAATCGATCGCAATGCACGCTTTGCCATCGCCATCGACACCTTTCAGATGCTCAAAAGTGTCCTTGCTCATCAGAGTAGGCTCTCCGCCGCAGAACGGGCACGGCTTGATTTCAAAGTCTCCGCTCTGCATCTTAGTGATAACGGTTTCTCTCAGCTTCTTGTTAGCGTCCATTGTATTGCTCCTTTCAATTAACATCTTTATCCTATGTATTGATTATAAGTGTTATGTAAATAAATGTCAATAAATGTTAGTGTTTTTACAGCCGTTTTTAAGTGCTTCTCTTAAAATCATCTTGCATATCAAAGCGAGATAATTCATAAGTCTTTTTTAAATCTTCCGCAATTCGTCGAACATTGTCACAAAACTCATTCAAATAATTATCAAGATTTACTTCAAGACCTTCCGACCATCGCATAAGACTATCAACAAGAGGTAAAAGCAATCTATGAACCTCATTTTCATTATATCTTCTGTTTTGTCCATAATTTCTCCATCTTCCACCGAACACGGGATATAAATCCATACTCGATTCGCCCCAATTCATTTTACTAATATTCACAAGTTGTCCTGTTGAACAGTAATAATTTATAAGCCAAGTTTCGAGAATATCAGCATCTGTATGAGAACATTCAATATACTGCAATAAAAGATTTTCATCTCCAATTTCTTTATACCACGCTTCTCCTCTATGTTGTCTATGCCGATTCAAAAGCGGATCACAACCAAGAGCAGGTTCTTTTGTAACCTTTCCTATATACACAACTTCTTTTTTTTCAAGATTTATATAACGATAAATATATGCCATTATTTTTATACCTCCTTTGCGTATTTCCACTTTTCGCTTTTTAGTTTGCCCTCACAATGTCTTAATATCGTGCTTTTGCATAATCCTGTCTGCCTTGCGGCTTCAGATGCTGATTCATACTCAATCCCTGTTGTTATACAAATCACAGGTATTTTTCGTTTCTCATTTGCTTCAATAAACCGCTGTCTTGTCAGTTCACTCATGCCACGACTTTTAGCAAAATCACTCATTTTCTTTTTTGTTTCATCACTCCTTTTTATACCTTTCAAACCTTTGCTGATTTTCTTTTTTGTCTTTTCCGTTCTATGTAGTTCTGTAGCAATGCCTTTGTGTCCGTTGCTGATTTTCTTTTTAGTTTCTTCAGATACACTCCCTATATGATTTCCCCCATTAGCAATATTATAACCATAGGCTCTGTCCGTAGTTTTCCATTCAGCAATCAACTGTATCTCAACTCTTTCAGCTTCTTCTTTTGTTAAATTCTCATACAGTATTTTATGCTCAAAATTCTTCCAGCCATACTTTTTAATAGCTCTCCAAAAGTATTCACTATTGTTATAACCATTTCCACTATGCCATCTTGTTTCGGGTTTTTGTTTTGTTATCCCGACATATCTTTTACCGTTGATTTTATTTATATGACAATATACTGTAAACATATCTCAAATAAAAATCCTGCTATGAAAGGTAGTGCGAGTAACCTTTCATGCAGGATATAGGATGCAATATGCTGTTTTCAAGATACGACATCTCGCACATATCGCATCCCTTTACTCTATTATATCACATCCTATTTTTTTGTAAACGGATAATCGTTTTTTCCACCAACCTTTATACATACCAAATTCATCAACAAAATCTATAACTGTTCCATAAGGTTTTCCTTCCGCTTTTCGTCCAACCCTTCCTGTCGATTGCTCAATAGTTGTGGAGTCCTTCTCAGGAGTAGCAAACACCACATATCGTAGTGATGGTACATCCAATCCCTCCTTTGCAAGTTGATACGTAGCAAAGATACAATCAAGCTCTCCCGAATTTAGCGCAATAAGCGCCTGTTTTCGGGTCTGTTTTGCACTTTTACTATTTCCCATAGCAGACAAACAAATTGCCTCACCTATCTGCCTTTCCTTGTACTCTCGGCATAGATTTTGTAAGTATTCCACACGATTCGCGAGAACCATTGTAGGATTACCTATTTTGATATTTGCAAGGACATTCATGACAAATTCAAAACGTTCTTCATTATGAGTCAAATCATCCACTAATGCCGAGTAGTTGATTGTTCCATCTCCTGCTAATATTGCATCAAAATCGGGTTCGTATCCTGTGGAAATAACCTCTACTTCTACCGGACAAGTAGTATGAGCAACTGCAGACTTATCAACTTCATGTATTTTAGGACCTAACAGAGAAAACATTGCTCTTTCAAGACCATCTGCTCTTTCGGGAGTTGCGGTTAATCCTATCTTATACCTAGCAGAAAGCGAGCTTATAACTTTATAGAATTGAGTTACCTTTGTTGGAGTTCCTGCGCAATGTTGGCATTCATCAACCACAATTATATCCCAAACATTTTTATACTCAGTTAAATCAAGCTTTGCCATGGTCTGTATTGTAGCAAAAGTTATACCATTTGAAATATTTACCTTGCCACCTGTTATTGTTCCATAAGCTGAATTATCACAGCCTAAAATATTTTGCGCTCTTGATTTTGATTGATTAAGCAGATCTTGAGTATGAGTCAGCCATAATGCTCGCCCACCAAGTCTGTTTATTATCTCAAGACCACATTGTGTTTTTCCACTACCACAAGGCATTACTAATATGCCATTTTTCTTTGCGAGAGCTTCCATAACAGCGGTTTCTTGATAATCATATAGTCTAATATCACCTTTATAATTAAATCGTCTAAAATCGCCAAATTTTGGAATGACTTCTCCTTGTGCACTTAAAGTGTGATATAATGCTTGCAAGCAACCGAAGGGTATCTGCCATACACTTCCAAATACTTCAAAAAGAGAAAGAGTGGACGGGGTATTACCTGTCCACTTTCCCATTTGTTGTTTTTTATAATAATCGGGATTGTCTAACACAAGATTATTTCTACACCATGTTTTCACTTCGTCGGTAGGATTTTGAACATAAATTTTGTTTGAAACTTCACATTGCATTTTTCTTTAACAGCCTCCGTTCTTTTCTTCGCCTAGATATTTCCTCACGATTTTCATAGTAATATTGCTTGGCCTTAGAAATATACTGTTCCCTATTCTTAGCATAATTATCTTTATGACGCTGATTTATCTTTTCTTTATTTTTCAAATAATATTCATGCCATTTTTCTGAACTGTAATTCTTTTTATAATACTCTTTTTGCTTATCAATTATCTCAGCTTTATGTTCCTTGTAATACTCAGCATGACGTATCTTATCCTTTGCGAGAATTTCCTCACGATGTTCTTTATAGTACTTAGCAAAATTTGCCTTATTTTTATCCTTAAATTTCTTATTTATTAAAGCTCTTTCATCTGCAATATCATGGATACATTTAGGACGTTCACACTCTAAACAATTCCTACTGCATTTATTTCGTGGCACTTAATAATACCTCCGCATCTTTTTCATTCATCAACATCATTATCATCTTCTTCATCTAAGCAATCATTTGTGTCAGAAACAGGTCCATTAAATGCTTTTCTAAAGGCTCCCCAAAAGGCATCTGCTAAACCATTACTTTGTCTTAATTCTTCTGCGTTACATTCAATTTCTGTTACTGTAGTAGTTGTTTTTATCTTCATTTGTTTACCTCTCATTTTTTCGTATAAAAGTCATGATCCCCTAAAGTAAATGCATACATATAATACTTATCAAGACTTCTCTTGCCTGCTACTTCAAAGGCAATTACAGTATCATCAGAAAATATTCCGCTTTCAACTTCTGCAAGTGCCATGTGACAATCTGCGCTTGGAACAATAACGTTATATGTTCCATTTGTAAAACTTTGAAACTGTCCTGTTTGTGAAATTACCTCATAAACAGTATCGGGGAAATCTTCATCTTCCACACGATTCAACACTGTCTGCATTACTAAGGCCATGCCATCAATAGGTTGATTGCCTGCCTCAGCCATTGCAATTTTCATTAAGCATTGTGCGTCCTCATAATTGATTTCTACGCACTGAGGTACTTCCATCATCATTTAGTCTCACCCTCCCAAAACTTTTTAATTGTGTATAACCTATTAAATAGATCTTACCTTTATGCAATACTGCAATATTAGGATTTGTATTTCCACATCTAAGCCATTTCTCAAAAGCCATTACTTGGTTATCTTCTAATCGTGTTATTGGGAACCAATCATCAGCACAAGTCTTGCAATCATAGGCATAAGCCTCTCCTGCTTTTACTGCGATAACATCAAATGGCTGTGCCCCACGATTATCGGGTGACATAAAATGTACCCAATATCCTTGTCCTGCTAATAGATTGCAAAATTCTTTTTCCCACTGCGTACCCCATGCTTTATTATTCATACAATCCTCACTTTTAACTTGCTTTTTTTTGCAGATTTTTTACAAAAAGCGGCTTTATATATGATAAAACCGCCTTTTGCTAACTTGCTTATAACTTGCAACTTAATTAAAATGGTATCTCCATATCACTACCTGCAGTAGTGAAGTTAGTTGGTTCGCTCTGTGCAGTAGCAGTTCCATCTGACTTTCTCTGAGGCTCCTGCCATGCAGGAAGTGAGTTCTGCTTATCTGCCTTAATAAAGTAATGAACTTTTGCCTGCTGATCTCCATTGTATTCCTCATGCTTCACCTTGCAAGCTCCAACCTTGCCAACCCAATTAGCGATTGTGAAATCACCTGCAGGAATATCCTTAAAGCTATCAAAGAACTGTGTAAGATTTCTGTTTGTGATCTCGGGTCTGTCCTTTAAGAACACGATGTTATGAAAGAGATAGTTCGGATATCCACTTACATCAAACTGAAAACTTAACATATCATTTCCTGCTGATGAAACCTTTTTCTCTACATTCTTAATTCTGATTCTGTGTTCCCCTACCGGAATAATTCCACCTACATTGCTCTCTTCTCTCTGAAAATTCCAATCCATAATTATTCTTCCTCGCTTTCTTCTATTGATGTATCAATTACTTGTATCCTTATTGTGGACTTCTTCTTATTATCCTCATTATCTACTTGATGGATAAGAATAGTCTTTGCAAACTCTCCTGCTTCTTCGATGGTTTCAAATTCAAACCATGCTTCATAATAATTAACCTTTAAAATAACTCGGTACTTCATAACTTACCCTCCAAAATTTATAAACTCTTCAACAGTGCAACCCTTACGAGTATCAATCTGATTCTTTGCATAGATATTCTGCTGAGCTTCAAGAAGTATTCCATGCTTTACAGAATCATTATCCTTTACAACCATTATCTTTCCAACTACATCACACAAACCGCAAATATTATCTACAATCTTTAATGACATCTTAGGTATAATCTGTGAGTATGATGTTCCATCGGGAGATACAATCTGTCTTACATCTTCCCAAGCAGTCCATACAATATTCACATTCCAAGCCTTCATATAGCGCAAGCTATTTACAAGCTTAAACTGCATATACTGATAATCAGCCTGTGCAGGGACACCCTTGTTCTTTCCTTTGGAACCAAGATCTGAAAGAATACACCTTTCAAGTTCTGAAATATTATCCACACATACTGTGCGAATATCATTCTTTTTAAGGATATCGCTTTCGGCAATCTCTTTAAGGGCATTAGTCCAAGAATCAAAGGTATTGATATTATCAATCTGTTCTACGAACAATTTTGATGTATCATGCACCACTTCTCCTTTAGCAAGGGTTCTCTGAATGGTTCTGTCAATATCCAATACAAGAGTGTTACCCTCACTATGTTCTGCTATCAATCCAATAGCAGTTGACTTGCCAACCCCCGGTGGACAATAGAGCAATGCGGTATATGGTTTGTCAGCCATACTCTCAATTTTTTGTAGGTTCATATCTCTCTCCTTTCACAAACTCTACATATTCTTGATTTGGGTCATAATTTAAACAGATGCTTGAATACTCGCATCTTCTTCCCCATTTATTACAATGGCAAGTATTACGATAAAACTGTCTTTCATCACCATTGCTAACTACACTCATAAGACTTGCTATGCTTCTAAGCTCTTTACCAAACTGTTCAACTTCTTCATCTGTACGATAAATTTCAAGCAATCTTATTTTCTTATCAGTGTCAGTGTCATACCACTCAACCATACGATTAAAGAACTCTACATCGGTTTCATTCTTACACTGTCTGATTGTGGGCTTTCTGCAAACTGTATACCAAACTTTTCTAGTTCCTGTAAGAAACATATAGGTCAAGATCTGCTCGTCCCATAACAAATCATACTCATAGGCTTCTGTAATCTCAGCAGAAGTTGATTTATGTTCTACTAAGCAGTTATCTTCTGCTAATCCATCGACACGTCCTATAAGATTTAAGTCAGAACCTATTCCATGTGTTCTCCACTTCTCAACTGCAGTTACTTTGAACTTAGGATAAATATATTTCTTATAAGCAGTTGCCATAGCACATTCTTTAGAATAGCTTTGTGTGAACTCACCATCACGATATAATTCTTCTATCAATTCGTGATAGTTACTGCCTGTTTCAAGAGCATCAGATTTAACTGTTGGTTCTAAGTTTTCAATGTATCTGAAATAGTAAGCCCTTCTACAAGCCTTAAAGAGCTTAATTCCGCTTATACTAATATTCATCTAGTAAGCTCCTTTAAAATATCCTTCATTGCATCAAGGCAGTTAATAAGATCTTCAACTTTCATATCTTCTTGCTCACAGGCCATGTTTATATCATCATCAGTCAAAACATTGTCTGAGAAAATATCATCTGCACAACTCATAAAACTCTCTTCAAATGTTTTCTTGTCTGATTCTGACAGCTTGTTATAAAAAGTATGTACTGCCACAAACATTTCAGCCATAGCAAGCTCAGCAGGACCTTCGTACTTTACCTTAGTTAAGTCTCCATCAATTTTAATTTTCAACATTATTCTTTTCCTCCAAGATCATTTTTATTTTTGCCTCAGTAAGCTTAGATGGTGTCTGTGAACCATTCTCAACAGAGTTTATTGTTTGCACTGTAAGCCCACAACGTCTTGCTAACTCTGTCTGTGAAATTCTTTTCTTGGCACGATAACGTATCATTTCTTCCTGTAATGACATTCGGCTTTACCTCCTTTCTTAATATTCACAAGCTAGTAGCTTATAACCATTAGGCTTAGCAGGACTAGTCGCAAATATTAGATTTTCCTTTATTAGCTTAATGTCTTCATCTGACAAGTCGGTTGTATTGCCTGCCATATCATGGTTAGCAATTATCAGATTTCCGACAAGCATAGGCTCACGTTCACTTATACTATATGCAGATACCGGAGGCTGTTCATCTTTAATTAAGCCTTCATCGTCACAATAAATATCGAAATACTTTCCGCCTATTCTTCTCTTTGGTATATCAAAACATCTGCAGTTTAACAGCTCATGAAACTTATCAAGATCATAAGGTTCAATATTTAATTCTTCTGCCTTATCATTCATAACATCAATCAGAAATAGTCTCACCATTTGTCTCAATCTCCTCTTTGTGTTCTTCCATCCACATCATTCCATCAAGCATTTTCATTACCATCTCTGTAAGCTCATTCGTAACAGATCTTCTTCCTGCCCTTTTCTTTATAAATTCCAATTGCTTATCAGTAAGTCTTACATCAACTGTATTCATGCGTCTAACTCCCTCCATGCTTCTACGAGTTCTGTTCCATACTCATGCAACCACTCCTGCTGTTCTTCCGTATGATATCTCTGTGACTTTTCAGTAAGGCTGTTAAATATATCAAGAGCAGCCAAGAACTTATGTTGCCAATCACATTCCTGTGATTCAAGCCCATATGCAATGGCATCTGCCATCCATTTCTTCATCCACCATATTGCTTCTTCCTTAGTGCAGGACATAGTCAATTCTATAAAGGTATCATGTGCGTCCTTATACTCTTCATCTTCTCTGATATCATAGTCATGACGAGCCTTAATAGTCATTTCTAATACCTTTGCTTCATAGGCTTGAGCTTTAATCCTGCTCTGAAAATCAATATCCATTCTTGTAAACTCATAAGCATTCATCATATCCGTGACCTCCTATTAGTGGGTTCCTCTATCCGCTCTTCGGTGTGGGTTTACCTAGTCAGCCGATTAGCGTAGCTATGAGGTTTTTCGTTTGTTTCTATTACTATAGTAGCTTATAAGTCAACTCATGTCAATACATTTTTGAAAGATTTTTAAAATGTTTTAATGCTTATAAGCCTCATATTCTTCATCTGACATAAGAGTGAAAAACTTAAATCCTTTATAAGTAACTTCTATCTCATAAGGATAATCAAGCTGTTCAATTCTATCTTTCACAAGGACTTTACCTATCATGCTAGGCATCTTAATGATCTCAAGCATTCCTTCTATTGATACATGAATACGTTTATCGTATACGCCAATATTCCTTATCATCACATCATGCTCTTCGTCATATAAGTTTACTTTTGAAAGGTTATAAGCCTTAATCTGATTGTCCATCCATTTTTTAATCTCCTGCTCTTTAAAACTCATCTTCTTCGTCCTCCATTTCTAAAGCTTTGTTTGCCATTTCCACATACTCAAGGCAGACACAGATACAGTTAGAATAATCTCCGTCCATTGCCTTAATTCTCATCTCATGGATCTTGTCCTCAAGTCCTGCCTGTTTAAGACATCTCTGTGTATATCCCATAACAGAGAATGCGTTTCCATCAACTCCCACAAGTGTAAATCTGCTCATTATAGATCTCCTTTCTTAGATAAAATCACTCATGCTCATTCCGATATAGTTCAGATACTCCTCTGTAAAAGCAGGATAAGGAGCATCATCATAATCTTCATCATTAACCTCATATTCATATCTGATTGTTTCATCATCTTCAAACTCAGCATAGATTATTTCATCTGCTATAACTTCCTGCGCTATTTCCTGTGCATCATCATCTCCGAGAGCCTCAATCGGTCCCCAATATTTTTTGATGTACTCTTTCTTTTCTTCTGTTATTGTTATTCTTCCATATCTCTTCATTAGCTTGACCTCCTTTATACATTTTGGGTTCTGTTTTATGCATTTCGTTTTTCGGTTTGTCTTTCCGTTTCTCTAGTAACATCTTATCTTACCATTTTACCCATGTCAATACATTTTTTAAAAAATCTTTTATTTTTTGTAACTTTTTTAATTTTCTTTAATAAAAAAGTGTAGATATAATCTACATTTTAGAAAAGTCCCTATAGAAAAAAAATATATAGAAAGTTTATAAAAGTGTACGTTTTTTCTACACTACCTTTTATACATAAATTTTGTATATTTATACCGGAAAATGCATAATATAAAAAAGGCACTGACACTATAAAATGTCAGTACCTTTTTAGAGGGTTTAGAAGATTATTATAAACCTACCCGAAATGCTAAAATTTTGCCCCTAATTTCAATTTTTATATCATTGATGGGTTTCTCATCTTATATAGAAGAAAAGCTCCTAAAAAGATTAAATTTAAGCATTTTCTATTTTCCTAATGACGGAGTCATAAAGTTTTGGATTAACTACCATAAGAGCGTCCATTAGTTCATCTATTATAGGAAACACCTGTTTGATACCCTTATCTTCTGTCAGCATTGAAAACTCACTATCAGAAAATTTTATATCGGGTTCTGTTGCCATACTGTATTGTGGTGTCCTATAAATTGGACTCGATTCGACATTGTCACTACCTTTCATCTCTTTGAGAATTGTGTAAAATGCCGCAAGCTTTATACAAGTATTAGCGTTTGGTTTAGGTGTTCCTTCACATTCTGCTATGGCTTCTCTTAAATCTTGTTCGGTAATCATTACATCTGTTCCATCTTCTGAATGAATTTCTTAAACTCCATCTTTGTTCTTTCATCGGGAGCATCGTTCATAAGATCTCTTAACTCCTCAATCATCATCTTTGAGCCATCTGCCCTTGAGTATCTGCCCATTGAATCACGTCTTACGTTTCCTCCACGTCCTCTTGCCATTGCATAAGAGCCACCTCTGTCACGGCCACCTCTCTCATATGACATACCATCATCGTACATGGCACCGGAATAATTTTCGCCTTCGTAATTCTCAATTATCTTATCAAGATTTTTGATTGTATGAGCCAACTTATCAACTACATCAAGAGTTCCTGCATCAAGCTTTTTCTCACCATACTCTTCGAGTTCATCACAGAGTTTCTCTTTTAACTCATAAATAGCATGCATGTTCTCTTACTCCTTTCTGCTAGGCAATCCTAGATATTGTTAAGTTTGCGTTTTGCACAAGTATTGCAGGAGCAGGATCGGCAGCAGTTAAACCTTCTGAATCATTCTCAACAGAAAGTGTTAAGCAACAACCTCTTGGAACAGTGACTATCGCTGTCGACGTCACATTAAAGAAATTCTCCGTTGTGGGAGGGTCTGTCGCAACCGCTGCAGGAGTTACTATTGCCCTGCTAGTCTGAATAGGTTCTCCATTGATAGCAAGTGCTATAGCAATAGGACCTAATGTTCCATCACTTGGAACTGCAATATTTCCATTAAATGTGGCTTGATAACGTGCAAAACAAGCAGTAGGGTTATTAACTACACCTTTGAGAGTAAGAATGCCACTACCTTCTCTGTGATAAACATAGCCTTTACCACAAGGAATTGAGCCTTGCAATAATACATTTTGGTTCGGCTGAACTCGCTGAACGGGATTGTATACATACTCTGCCATAGTCAATTCCTCCTATCAACCCATTCCGCAGCCACAGTTGCAACCACACTGATTCTGATTGCATGTGAAGATAGGTGTGCGACCATATACAGGAGTAGTCGGAACAGGACAGCTATTAAGTCTGTTGTACAGAGCATCTACCTCATTAGCAAAGCCCTGTGAGATAAATGCGTTCTGAGCTGTCTGCGATGCTCTGAGGTCTGCCATGTTAAGCTGTGCCTGTAAGCCTCTGATTTGGTCGTTCTTTGCATCTACCTGTGCCTTTACACCATCAAGTTCAAGCTGACATAACTTGTCCAATATAGCTCTTGTGCCATTTACCTGAGAATCGATGATATCCCTTGTGTTCTGCATTGACTGGGTACGATCAGCACAGTTCTCTGTTGCTACTGTGTATTTAAGATCTGCGATTCCTGCTCTGTTCTCACAGCAACAATTCTGCAAGCTCATGCCTACATCATTAAGACCCTGTGTTACTGCGGTCTGAGCGTTAAATGCCTGTTGCATATTAGCAATCTGACGTGCATTTGCACCCTGCTCAACACCTGCAAAGCCATTTGCGAGAGCCATCTGAACATCACCACAACAGTTGCAAAGCTGAGTCTGCAGACCTGTTACTCCCGATCTAATCTCGGTAATATTGTCATTGATGAGTGTATCACGGAAACCATTGTTAATCTGATTGCTCTGATTCATCCAAGGATAAAGGTCGTTATTACCGCCCCATCCTCCAAAGCCTCCGCCCCATCCATTTCCACCGATAAGCAGGAATAGGAGCAAAATCCACCATCCATCTCCACCGAAACCATTACCAAATCCATTGCCATTCTGCATTGGATAGCCTGTTGGTCCGACAAGCATGGTTGTGTTCATTCCTTCACCATCTGTTAATGCCATCTTTCTTACCTCCTATAAACTTTTTGTAGGTTAGGGGCAACACTCACTTAATGTGTTGTCCGTATATCAAGCCTATGCGCACTTGGCTTAATATCTGAAATGAATTTCACTTTTTAACTCAAAAAACTTAAATTCATTTGAGTTTCTATTTAAGTTAAACTCCCAATAAAGATCTTATAGCATTTGCTTTTTGTACTGCTTGGTTGTATTGCGCTTGAGAGATCTTACCCGAATTAAGCATTTTCTGAATTTGTTCCTGTGGATTGCCCGAAAATGTCTTTCTAAATTCATTAAACCTTTGCATAAAAGGATTCATATTTTGCTGTCCATATTGATTAAAAAGCTGATTACTCATGCCCCAAGCTCCTTTTTCACCATCTCTGTGATTTCTGACTTAAAGTCAGATAACTCTTGTTTGGTTACATAATCGTTATTTATGATTTTATTCTGAGAATGATTTTGCTCACGAATTGTATAATCAATAATCTTCATACTTGGCATACCGGAAGCATCTGCAGATTTAATATAGATTGTCTGACTCTCACTATCCCATAATGGAACAGTTGTATTAGGTGCCATTAAAAAGCTTTTTGCTCCTGCTTCTCCTTGTACCCACACCATATTATTTTGAGACTGAGCAGGTTGCTGAACAGGCTGAGGATTAAAGCTTTGCATCTGTGGAGTTTGTGGATAAAATTGTGGATAAGTTGCGGGAAATCCGTTATTATAAGCCATTATTTACCGTCCTTTCTGTACCATACGTACTGAGGGATTTCCTTTGAAGAATCCCAACTATCGAAAAGCGTTCCGTCTTTTACAGTTGCAACATGATGTCCAAAGCCTAAGACGAAAGTACCTTTAGGATTATCTCTACAAAAATCTTCTGCGGTATAACAATCGGGACAAGTATCGGGAATTGATTGACGATAGAAACCATTTTGACGTAATACTGCACCCCAAACAGAGTTTGAGTGTGCCATATCACCCATTCCAAAGCCTGCTAAAGCTATTTTCAGATAGGCAGTTTCCCAATCAATATCAAGTGCCTTTGCCACTGCACGAACGGCGCAATCCTCCACATGTCTGCCTGTTGGGTTCGGATTGTACTCTATCCACATTTGTTTCCTCCATTAAACTTATAAAATCTTCAAGCTCTGAAATTGTGAAATCTCTCAAAAAGTCAAAATAAGTACGCGTTGCCATATCCAACGAATAACCGCAACATTGAAGTCTGAATATGTACTTTTTCATCTCTTGAGTTTTCATAATAAAATGATAGAATTTCGGGTGATATTTTACGATGAAATAAAAGTGTAATTTTTAGGGATTGCAAATATGTGAGATTATGTTACAATATTTACATGAGCATATACTTATACCTCCAAAATTGACGTTATCTTAACGTCTCCCCAACATTTTTCTTCCAACATTAAAAAAAGGCGATGCGAAAAACGCATCGTCCTTTTTTTGTAGGAAAGAGATTAACCACATTTACTCTATTTATATACATCATATCATAAATGTTTGAAGATCACATCTTCCTCTTTATAAATTATATTTTTAATCTGTCTAACTGATAGATCAAATTCTTCTGCTAGTGGCTCATAACAAATGCCATCTATCAGCCTACGCTTTAAGATGGCTCTGTTTCTCTCACTATGTACGTATTCATCAATCACTTTTGCTATTTCTGAATTACTATACTCAATCACTTGGCACCCCTGCCGACATTACGCTTTCTACCTGTTCCATGGCAGGACGGACAAGTATGATAACCACTGTTACCACCCACTTTACGTCTTCTAGTTTTAGTTGTTACTGTCTGTCTCGCTCTCGCCATTTATATGTACCCCATCATTTATGATGGCTGTTCAACCATCACCGGAATCAAGGTCTTGAGTAACTGTTGTTGTTACATCTTCAAATTGACTTTCTCTGTATAACCATAATGCATTAGTACCTATTAACGCAATAATAAGAATTATACATAATATCCACATCCTTCTGTTAGTTCTTTCAAGCCTTACCTGCACTCCTTCAAATGCTGCATAGGATACAAGTATTTCATTTTCATGATTTTCCATATCATAACTCCTTTCTTTTAGCTTAGCATGATATGTTATGATATGCCAATCATTTTTTTAATAAATCATTAACCCTTGCCTGTACCATTTGTGGGTTATAACCTTCTGCACGAAGTCTCATATTACGTTCGGGATTATTGCCCCATTTTCCTGCAATAACTTCTTTCGCTATTGCATCTAAATCTTTTAATCCATTTGTCTTAACCACAACTGCTACGTGACTTCCTTCCTTTAGCAGGATATCTCCTCGCTTTAATCTATCGGTTTTCTGCGTATAAAGTGGTGTTGAATAGATCTCAACCTCTCCTGTATTTTTAAGCATTGACCGAAGATTTCTTGTGTGAGCACAATTACCTTGAAGAGTAAGCATGCTTTCGGGTATTCCTGCGTACATACAAGCCACACTCACAAGCGCACTGCAATCCGTCTCACAAGGAGTTTTTACCTTTGATACATCATAATTATACTTTCTAGATTCTTTCAATAAGGTGTTTCTCTGATTTTGGTCATAGCCTATGTAAATATTCTTTGCAGCCATTTCCATACAATCTGCAACCTTATTAGCTATCTTTGAATCAGTAAATCTTATGACATATCCCCAAGGCTTATTATACCAAGAACGTATGCAAACCTCTTTTCCAGTCTGATCTCCTGCTTGTCCGTTCTTGATATTACCATGTTCATCTATACTTGCATGGGCAATTAGAACACTCATTCTTTATCCTCTTCATCTATATAATCTTCATAATCACCAAAGAAACAATCGTCCTGCTGAGATACTGCTTTACCATCCACCCAAGCCTCGCAAAAAGCATAGATGCTGGCACTAACTACCGTCAGAATACTTCCGGCAATAGCAAGACTCTGATTGCCAACTACAATACCACTGATCCCTGTTCCAAGTGAAGCCAGAGCTGCAGCTACACATAACCAAAACTTTCTACTCTTCAATTTGTCCATAACTATCTCCTCTCTTTAACTTATATTTTTTTATTACAGCGCATAATAGAAGTTCACCGCCAAATGTACCATATAAAGCTACTGTAAGAGTATCATGAGATATTCCGGTAATAGTAGAAAAGATAAACTCACAGATGGAATATACTATTAAAACAGAAAACGAAAAAATAATATATTTATCAAGTCCTGCAAGTTTCTTTTTTCTACTAGTCCCTTTCATGGCCTTTTCTCGCTAAGTGTTTACGCAACATATCTTTTGCCTGTTCTAGATCTTCTGTGTGTTCATAATTAGTATGACTACAGAATGATAGTTCAAAATCTAAAAGTGCCAACATAACCATTTGCATTACTTCATTAGTATCAGCTTGATCTCGAAATCTATCATTGCCCTGTAATAAAGAACCTTTTATTTCTTTTACCTCTACTTCAAGAGCATTAAGTCTTTCAATAATCATTTTCTGTGGAGCATCTGCATTTTTTTTCATTGTCATAACTTTATCTATTAAATTTATAATAGTTAAGGCTAAGCCAAAGATCGCTATGATAAATGTCCAAATCTGTGTGACAGTGAACATAATGCTCCCCTTTCAAAATATCATTTATTTGAGCACATTATAGCATAAAAAGGAAAGAGCAACCACCAATATAGTGGTTGCCCCTTTAATGAAGAGAAAAAGTTACTAATTCATCTAAAGATGTAAATATATTCCACACTTATAACTAATATCATCGCTTCTATAACGTCTTTCATTGTTTAACTTTCTGCAATCCAATGATATGTTGCTGTACCATTTAAAACAGTTGCTTTCAAAACATAAGTTCCATCAGTTGTAGGCGCATCGGGTACTTTTTTCGCAAGTTCTCTTGGATTTATGACTTGTTGCCAATCTGTAAATATATAACCACTATCTTGATAACCATACCTCCAAAACATAAACGAACCATTCGTTTCAAGCCCAATACATATCTGTAACTGCCCATGTTTGGTAGCATACGCAAAATTAGTTGTTATCAGAATACTTGACCTACCGGGTTTTGGATTGTTTAACATTACAGTTGCATCACAATCCTTGTCTATCTGATAAACGCTCATTTTAGGTGCATTATTAAAATCGTTAAAGATAAGTGGGTCATCACCCATGTATTGAGGATTTGCTATTCCTGTATCTGTAGCTGTAGGATTGCCCTCACTATCAATATAAGGCGCAATCATTTTCTTTCTAATTGCAATATTAGATGCAGTTAATGATGCATCACTTGAGGCTTTTTTCCAATCACCCCAGTTTCCACTATAATAAGTTCTAAAATATAGTATTGTAATTGGAGGTGGATTATCAGCATCTCTTCTACTCGATATAAATATTTGATGTCTGTATGGGGTATTATATCCATAAGTAATTAAAGTTCCATCAAGATACCCGGCAAAAGACCTAACTCCATCCATATATTCTCCTGCGGCAGTAGTAATTCCATCGCCATAAGGAGTATTTAATATTTCTGCTTGTCTATCAATCCTATAAATTGAATTAAGTGGAGCGTCATTAGCATCAACAAAATATGATGTTTTATTGGATGATGAAATTTCAACTTCTGAATTGTAAATAACCGGCAAATTTTTCGCTACATCATATATAGCATCATTTATATCTACATATTTCATAGAAATAGCTGTTGTATTTTCATGTTTTGTTGCTCTAATGTATTTAATCCTTCGAGAAATGCTGATTGTGAGGTCTGATTGTGTGGCTGATGTATCCTGTCTAAAACTTCTCACGAAATTATGATTTTCATCATACCCAGCAACATAACGGGCTGTTCTTACATCAACCTTACTCAATAATATTTTACTTGGCGATAACACTGGTATAAAATCACTTGCACGGTCTGTTGTGCGTTCAGTATTCACCTCACCACTACTAGTTATACTCCCGGTTTCCCAAGTAACATTTGAAACATCTATAACATAACCTAAAGAACTTACTAAATCCATTATCTGTGTTCTAATAGCGTTACCCAAATTATTATAAGTAACACCATCCGCCCCAATTCTTGCATCCTGTACTTCTGCCGCACTTGGAGCCTCACCACTTGGTGCAATAATCTCATCAATACGTGCATTAATAGTTGTATCTGCACTTGTTCTTGCCTCAACCTCACTTGCTAAATTGGAATTTGTTGATGCTAATGCGGTATTAAAAGTCGCATCAGCTGTCGCTCTTATATTTGCCTCTTGTGCAACAGCCGCTGTTATATCTGCCTCAACTTGTGCCGAAATAGTCTGCACATAAGCCAAGATACTCTCATATACGCTCACATCATTATCATAAGTAACCCCAAGAGGGAATACAGATTCCTCCACAAGAATGCCAAAGTTAGCACTACCAACCTTGTTGCCACTATTATTAACAAGCACAATTTCCGCAAGGGCTGAACCCTTAACCGCTGTCATTTCAGAGTGAAGAGGGAATGTAACCTTGCTACCACTTAATGTACAAGTAAAAGGACCGAAGTTAGCTCCATCCTCTCTTACACCATGCACCGATGCTGTTACATTTCCAGGATTAACAAATACTTCATCACCCTTTACAAGTGTGAATTCTATTTGTGTACCCACGTCGCCTTGTGATACATGAATTGTAACCGGTGCCGATACTTTCGGAATCAAATTAAGAATCCTTTTTTGGTTTAAAATTGCCATCTTTCCCCTCCTTTAATTAGAAATTCCTAACCTACGTTCTATCGCTGTTATTCTTCGCTCATGGTCTTCAAGAGTAGTTCCATGACTTGATATTGAATCGCCTTGGTCTGATAAAGCCTCATTTACATTTATTTGGTCACTTCCCGAACCGATAAGCAATGTTCCGGTAATTGTTGTATCATCATCAATAGTAACCGCCCCATCAAATTCCGATGTTTCTGTTACTTTTAACTGTTTTAGCTTTAACTTTACTTCATCATTTTCTATATCCCAATAGTTATCATTGGATGATTGGATAATTCCTCGCTTTAAAAATGATGCATTCGTATCACCATCTTCCGCAAATTCATCCGTAAAGAATAAGCCATCACCGGACATATTGACCATGTAAAGATAATTGCCTTCGACTCCATTGCCACTTATACCAATTCCATACCCATCAAATTTAATGGCTTTATCCGCACTTTGCATATTATCTGTATTCATTATATACATGGATTGCTGTTTATGGTCGGATTTATTATAATTCTTCCTTATATTTCCGCCATTCCATCCGGCAAGTGCTTCTGTGGCTCTTTCCATGGCTTTATCAGCCCATTTCTTTAAATCAGCCTTGGTTTTTACAATATCACTTTTATTCTTGGCAATGATATTTGATAGTTTAGTGGTAACGTCACCAATGATCACATGATTGTTTTTCTCTTTTAAAACATCAAACTCAATCTCTGTAACCTTTGATTTAACGTTTATACCAAACCTTGGGAACACAACTGTTACTGTATCATATAGGTTTACCTCTTCAAGTGATGCTATATCTTCATACTCTTTTGTATTAGCAAGATCTACAATAGACACTTCTATAGTAACTGTAGGAGTGCCCGATGAATGATTTGATACATACTTTCTTGTATAACTATCAAGCTGTTCTGTTGTGGGCTCATTCTCATAATCATCTGATGCGTCAATAATAAGCGTTCTCTGCGTAGGGAACATTGCTGAATAATCAGCGTTTAATATATTTATTATCGTTCCCGTCTTAGTATAATACTCACCCTCTTCTGTATCAGTTGATGATGAAGCAGTACCTTTCCAAAATGAAAAGGCATGAGTATATATTTCATCGATATTTATACGCTCATTTATCGAAGTAATATTTTTACCATATCGATATTGAACCCCATTATCAGAACCCCTTTGCTCATGCAAAATGCAATTAAAATGGTCATACTCCCACTCGCCACCAAACGTATCAATAATACTACCCTCAGAGCCTTGCAATAATGGTTTTACAGCCTTTGGTATCTCACTCCAAAATGTTCTCTGTGTGGTAATCCAAGAATCATCAATGATAAGTGGGTCTGCGGTAAATGTAAAAGGACATTCCTGTATTTCATCAGCATAAGATTTCACATACCCAAGAGCCTGTACAACTGTCATTTTGTTATACTCTGTTGGAACATACGGAACAATATCGGCTTTAGCTGTTACTGTATAATATGCATTTCCTGTTGTTGGTGCCACAACCGATGTTATATCAAAAAATACTAGATCTCGACCAATTTCGGGTTGCGCATAAATATAGTTAGTGGTAACTAAATTATTCCTATAAACTCCATCAGCAGGATAGAGTAACGTTAAGGTCCATTTAGTTGCTCCCACATCAACTGTGTACATAATCAAATCAGTAAGTACACCAATCAATTCATCATTAGAATCATATAAACTTGGTGTAATCTGATATGGCACAACATCAGTTTGTCCAAACTCTTTGCAAGCATAATAATTAAGGTCATAACAATTATGCCTTGCGATAACACTCATTTTGCCATCAAGGGTTTTCTCAATATTCCTAATCCTAAATGGCTGTGGACCTTTACCACGTTCCGGTAATGCATAGATAATACGGTTATTTGTTATTTCATCTGCATGAATACCATGTAATGGGTATTGCATTACAAGCTCGTATGTACCTGCTTTATTCTGTGTTATAACGCAAGATATAATGTCAGATAATCTACCAAGCCCATTTGATATGTATTCAGTTTCATACTCTTCATATAATGTTGGTATCATAACGTCCACCATCTAGGAACTATCTGTAATAGTGTGATTGTAGAATCAAAAGTAATTTCTGTTTCTTCTTTCTTAAGAACAGGAAAATCACTTTCTAGTGAGATCATATTATTACAGTTAATGTTATTGTAATAAGCATCCATTCTCTCACAATCAATATCCACATACGGCAATTGGTTTTCACCGATGTATATTCCATAATCACCTATATTGATTTGTCCATACCCGAAAGCTCTTATCATTGGTAATGCATCATACGCAGAAGGATTAAATAACGCACCCGCAGATGTAAATTCGTTTGTCTTTTCGCCAAGCTTTAAATATCTTTGTGGTTTGCAAGTAAACTCTATTTTAAATTTACCCATTGTTTTCCACATTCTTATTGTCTTTGGTGAAAAGTCACCGCTAAAGTATGCCATTCTATATTCATCGGGTTTAAATGTATCTTCTAATCTCTTATACCCTGCCTCTGATAATATAAGGCTTCTGAATGCACTTATGTATTCATCAAACTTATCTGAATCATAAATAATTCCTTTATACGACTGTTCATCGTCCTTATATCGCTCATTATCAATGATAAGACTACCATTTCTGCCCGGTACTTCTATTTTTTCAACGTCCCTTTGTGGGGCATTATCTAATTCACTAGGGAATATAAGTGCCCCACAATCAGAAGATGAAACACCATTAAAAACAAAATAATCATTCATTACGTTGCTCCTATCGAAACGACTTCATCTCTTACTAAATTAGCAACCTTTCTAGCAAGAGTTTCCTCGTCCTGTCCTTGTGCTCCATACACGTTTATTATAACATTATTTGCCATATTGGAACTATTTCTTCCACTTCCGTTTATGTTTGCTTCTGCATTTATATCGGGAATGTCTGTTATTCCATCCATGGCATTATCGACAAGTCCACTATATGCATTGATACCCTGTGCAAAGCCCTCATCAATATAGCGACCCATCTCAGCAAACACTTTTGATGGAGAAGATATTCCAAACAAACCTTTAACCCCATCAATAAGTCCCGATGCAAGGCCTTTAAAATCTTCTACCAATCCATCCCAACGTGATTTTATACCTTGCCATAGACCTTCTACTATATCACGACCTACATCAACAATTGCTTGTATGCCCTGCACTAATCCTCCCACAAGAGCTGTGATAATAGCAGGAATAGCAAGTACAAGACGTGGGATAGTCTGTATAATTCCTGTTATAAGTGCAACTAAAAGCTGAACACCAACAGCAAGAATCTCGGGAAGTGACGCAACAAGTGCGCCTACTAAGTTACTTATAATCTGTGGAATAGCATCAAGCAACTGAGGTAATGCTTCAAGAATTCCATTTGCCAAAGTCATTATAATATTTCCTGCCACTACTACTATCTGAGCAAGATTTGATGGATCTGTTAATGCAAATACCATCTGAATAAATAACTCGGTCATTGCCCTTATTACTTCGGGGAATGATTCCAATATTCCATTTATAAGATTAGAAATAAGTTCAATTCCTGCACCTATAAAATCTGAACCATTACCTTTTATAAACTCTGTTATTTTAGAGATAACATTAGGAAGTGCAGCATAAGCATTTGCCAAAAACTGAGGAAGGCTAGTAGTTAATCCATTCCATATAAAATCAAGAAGTGTTTTTCCTGCTTGAAGTAATGAATCTCTATTCTCATAAAGTGCTTGTCCTAAAGATTGGACTAAAGTAACAACTCCCTCTGCAAGCTGTGGAAGAGCCTCAACAATACCTTGTACTAGCATTACCACAATCTGTACCGCAGCATCAACTATAGTAGGAAGGTTATCAAGTATTCCCTGTCCAAACGCACCTAACAACTGCATTCCTGCATTTATAAAGTCGGGTAGCTTGCTAATAATCATATTAAGGCCATCAGACAAAATAGTGCCGAAAGCCTCCATGGCACCCGACAAACCACCTTTTTGAAAAGCGTCTGTTAAAGTTGATAATCCGCTAGTACCAAACTTAACAAATTCTCTTAAAGATGGAGTAAGCTGATCAGAAACTGCAATCTTAGCACCCTCTAAAGCAGATTTAAAAAGTGTAATATCACCTTCTAAGTTATCAAGCTGAATTGAAGCCATTTCTGCGGCAGAACCCTTAGCATTAAGAATAGATGCACCTATTTCATCCCAATCCTGTCCAACTGCAGCCAAAAGAGCTTCTGCTGATGCCATATCACGAGTATTAAACAAATCAGATATGGTCTGAATTTTCTGCTCTTGAGTCATGTTATCAAGTTCATTACTTAGATCTCCGAAGATATCAGCAAGAGAACGCATTTTACCTTCTGTATCAAAAACAGTAACACCCATTTCTTCAAGAGCTTGTGTTCCTGCGTCAGTAGGAGATGAAAGCTTTAGGAGCATATTACGCATGTGAGTTCCTGCTTCTGAACCTTTTACACCTGCATTTGCCATTGCAGTAAGCGCAATCTCCATTTCCTGTAAGCCATCAACGGGAGCCTGTGTTCCATCTGCAAGAGTAACCATGCCACCATTTAATTCTTTTGCCAAGCCTCCCACAACAAGGAATGCATCACCTAACTGCTCAACAGAAGTATTTCCGGTACTAGCCGCCTTTGCCATCTCATCAACCATCTGAGTAGTACGCTCAGCGGATATACCAAAAGCGGTCTGTGCATCAGTTACCATATCAGATGCTCGGGCAAGGTTAAAGTTTCCTGCGGCAGCAAGAGAAAGAACGTTAGGTAACATATCCATTGACTCTTGAGTGCTATATCCTGCAAGGGCCATATAGTTTAATGCTTCTGCGGCTTCTGTTGCGGAAAAGGCAGTGTTCTGTCCAAGAAACTGAGCAAACTCTCTTAGATTACCTTCAAATTCACCAAAGGCAGTTGATGAATGACCAATTGAATTTGCCATTTCCTCATCGGTTTTTAACATGGTTGCCTGTACTTGAGACATTGCCTTGTCAAAATCCATTCCTGCATCTAATGATGATTTTGCAAAAACACCAACTGCAGTTGTAGCGGCACCTATTGCCACTCCTGCTATCTTACCTGCAGTTGATAATCCTTTTCCAATAACACCACCAATAGAGGACGCTTTACTTTTAGCACCCTCTAATCCCTGCTCATATTCACTTGAATCTAAACTTAATTTTGCAAATAAATCAAGAACATTCATAGCTTATACCTTTCTTAATTTATCCATGAGATCTGAAATGACCTCTTCTGCTGTTCGTTCTTCTTCTTTCTTTGGTGGTTCAAATATTTCAGCAAATCTTATTTTCATATAAGAACCTCCTGCTTGTTTAGAAGTATTTTCAGTTATTACTCTTAACGTATCAGTGACGTAAATCCTATATGCCTTATCATGTTGCTCCTTATGGAAAACGGATATGTAATTATCAATCACATATCCGCTACCAAGCAATTCTAATAAGTCATAGTTAAGACAGCTAAGACTATTTATGTAGATGTCCCCTGCGTTTGGACTTGCGCCAATAAGGAGAAAAAACGCATTACCGGTTTGCTCTCCATAATATCCATGACGCAATCTAAATACTCATCAATCGGATGATTATCCACATCACTAGGCTCTATAAAGCAACACAGCGCAAGCACTTCAAGGGTTTCTTTAGGGTGCTCAACAAGCATACTGTCCAATATATCGGACATATTCTTCATGGTCTGCTCTTTCTTTATCCTAGCGTTTTCCTTAATCACTTCTGCTCTTACTTCCGCAGGAGCGTCCTTTGCACACATTTTGTATACAGGCTGATGCTGACGAATCTCCATTATCTTAGTAACATCAAGCCAATTTTTGACTGCGTCTTTAATCTTCACAGTCTGTGCGATAAACTCCGATGGAGCACATTTCGCAAGGTTCTTCATAAATTAACACACTTCCTTTCGTCTTTAAGCTCCTGCAGTTGCAACCGCAATGATTGATACCGTACCGGTTACTTCTGCAATAGTAACCTTACTTGTTGTTGAGTTCCAAGCAGTAGGAAGAATAGTTCCACCCATGGTTACTGTTACTGCGCTGATTGTATATGTATCATCAGCGGTAAGAGTGATTTCAAGATCATCTCCTGCATCAACAGTTTCATCTGTATAATCAGATGTTACGTGTGACAACTGCTGAGTTACCTTGTACTTAATATCCTCTGTAGGGTCGATTGAATAGATAACCATAGGAACAACCTTCTGAGCATTGATAGAAACATGTCCGGTAAACTCAAGAGCAATCTGTCCTTTTCCATTCTTGGTTGTCTGAAGGCTAAATCCGCCTGTGGAAAGTGCATTTAAAATCTTAATTGCTACAAATCCACCATTAGCTTTATCTCCAACCCACCAAAGGTCTGAGAAATCGCTCTGTGAAAGGTCTGCTCTTGGAATAACGCTCTTACCATCTTCTGAAAGATCGGCACAACCCACTGACATCTTTATAAGGCTTGCGCTTGTTCCAAGTGATGTGGTAGAAAGCTTAACATCATAAGAATTAAGGTGTTTAAGTTCTTTCATGTTTACAGGACAATTATCCACATCTTCTCCAAAATCAGAAAATGTAGGGACACAACTAGGATTTACACCACCTGTTGTCGCACAGATGATATCAGCATTTGTAAAGCCCGGTGTTGTTGGATCATTAGCGGCCGCTTCAATATCAAAATGCTTTAAGAGAACTCCTGCGTCCAACTGCAATGTGTCGAATGTGTCATTAGGGATCTCGTAATATCTTCCCATCTTTAATACCTCCTCATATCAATACTTTGTGAGAAATTCAACGTTTATGCTTAAAACAATTCTTCGTATGTCTGCTCCACCTTCATCTGACATTCTCTGAGCAAAAGGCGAACCTTTTGAGATATAAACTCTTCCGTTATCAAGTTCTAATGTAGGTGGTTGCATGGTTGAGATATATTGAGCTATCTCTTCTGCTTTCTTGGAGATCTCTTCCCAAGATGTTGACCTATACCATAATGATGCATTTAAGTTTATTACATAGTCAAGACTATCTGTTGATACATCATAGGTAATATATGGAAGAGTAGCGCCATCGGGAACAGTTTCACTTGCATAAGCAGGAAGATTAAAGCTTGACCAAAAACTATGTAACGCTTGTGCCTTATCCATATACTAACTCCCATTCTTCTGCGGTCACTTGACGCATATTTAAACTTGCACTATTAGGAGTATGTTTATCATCACCATCAGAGGTTACTCTTAAAATTTTACCATCACGTTCTCGTCTTAAAACTTGATGATATTGAAGGTTTACATTTTTCTCTGTGGTAATTGTATATAATGCTTTTACCCCTTGTGCTTCTGCTATTCTTGCTTGCATAGAAGAATCAAACACAATCGCACACTTTATTTCTGCCCCATCCTGCCATGTGGTTTTTATACCACCATAGCCATCAGAAATAGTTATTCTATCAATTATAGTGCAATCTTCCATCTGCTCCGTCAATAATGACATATTATATCTTTCTCCATCTGTTTAATCTATTTGCAAAAGCACTCTGCCAAGATGCAGGATTACTTGTGCTTGAACCTGCTGAGCTTCCGCCACCACTCTTTGAATATGAATATCCTCCAAAACTCTCAGAGTTAAAAGGTGACATTGCTTGGCTGTCCACACCTGCATATTTTGTTTTCCAAGCATCGATTTCGGCAGATAAATCAATGACTTCTTGTGGGATAGCCATCAGCCACACTCCACCATGGAATGTTTCATCATGAAGTGAAAGCTCATTATTAAAACAATAGACTCCGTCGTTAAAGACAGAGCCTATTATCCTAAAATACTGTCCATCTTGGATTTTCTCATTGAATTTGTCAGAAGTAATTCTGCCATCAACAATATCAAATCCACCGATAAACCTCGGCTGTCCTCTGTCAAACCAATTCTTAAGTTCATGACAAAGTTCACTCAGCATCTTTATTTTCCTTTTCTACCTTCTTGGACCTCTTAGCAGGTTTCTTAGGCGCCTCTTCTTCAACCACAGGCTCGGGGGCAACTGTTTCCTCAGAGATCTCGGGAACCTCTTCCACTATTTTTTCAATAAGCGGTGTTCCCCTTTTGTTCTTGTCTGATGAAAGCTCAGCAAGTCTTTCTTCTGAAACAGTCATACCATCGTGAGGGAACGAGTCCCCCACGTGGTAAGCATAATTATTATCCTGCAAGTCCGTAAAGTATTTTACTACTCTGTAACCCATACTTACGCTCCTGTACTAAGCACAAGGCTTGAAAGGTCAAGCACCTGCTTGTTTGCATGAATGCCATCTGACTGAACAAGGACAACCTTCTGACTATCCTTATTAGTGATCTTGAATACACCATTGCGGTCTGTATCATCAATGCATTCAACAAGTCCTGTTCCTGTGCTAGGCTCAAGACCAACCTTAAGGCTTGTAACCTTTGCAGTATCGGGATCGCTCCATTTAAGTGCAAGGAAGTAACCATCTCCTGCAAGTGGTCCATCAGGTGAAAGGCCACCCTCGATAAATGTCAGCGTACCTGTGACCTTACCATTTGCTACTGCAACGCTTGTTTGTAAGTCACTTGGGTGCTTATCTGTCCAAGGATAAGAAGCATCTGTAGCATCCGCTGTTACGGTAAGGTCAGCCGTAAAAGAATCATCATCAACTGTTGCAATCCAAAGTGAGTTAGGATCGTACAGAACAGGAATGAAGAGTGAAGAAGCCTTTGTCCAAAGAACAGTAGGGTCTGTCTCCATCCACTGCATAATGTAAACATAAGGACTTACTGCACTTCCGCCTACCTTGTGGAATGCACTAGCATCAGCCTCGGGTGAGTCACCCCACAGACCAGTACCAAGTCTTCCGTTTGGCTTTGAAGCGAAGAATGTGATCTTATTCTCGGGATAGTATCTCTTTGTTGTAACAGAAGGTCTACCATCTGAACCGATTACTGCGCTTGCGCCGTATGTAAGGTCATTAGTTACGATCTGATTAATACCAAACTCATCGGAGAAGAATGTTGTAAGAGCGTTCTGAGAAATAAGAGCACCTGCTCCAATGTTTCCGTTGATTTCCTTCTGAAGGTTAGCATTCTTTCTCATCTTGGAAAGAACCTTCTTAGAAGTCATGATACCTGTGATGATAACACCCTTTGCAAGTGCATCATCGATAACTTCCTGTATCTGAGCTGAGATATCAGCACTAGCAGAAAGGTCGAATGTGTAACCTGTCTGTCCTGCAGGAACACCATAGTCAACTGTAAGGTCAAGGCCGTTCTCCTTGATTGTAACCTTACCTGTTGCCATAAGCTCATTCTTAGCAACCTTTGTTCTTGTGATTACCTGATCAGCGAGTCTGATACCATCATCAAGAACATAGTTATAAAGAGCTTGGTCGCCCTGTACTCCTTTTCTTGTAAGAGCACGAAGTCTCTCGGACTGATTGATCTTAACCTTGATAAGACCTTTCTCGATATTGTGAGTATCGATAGGTACTCTAAAGGTTGTCTGTGACTCAACATCAAAGCCGTGGAACTGAGCCATAACAGGAATTCCGTACTCTGATGCGATTGTTTCGTAGCGTGCTACAAGATTATCTGTCTTTTCATCTCCAAAAAGACCATCAATAGGGTCGGTCTGCCTTGTAGGAACTACTGCTCCCACATCAAGCCAATCCTCATTTCTTACTTTACCAAGAATATTATCTTCCCAAAGTGCTGGCATTATGTTTTCCTCCTTCTTCGATTAGTAAGGTCTTGTTACAGAGGTCTCAGAAACGAACTTAAAGCCAAGAGCGATAAGTGCGTTCTTTGCAGCGGTTGCGAGCTCAACTGCAAGTCTGTCCTCGTAAACCTCTCCCTTAGTTACGACACTACCGGGCATATCGCCTGTAGTAACATCAACGTCCTCATAAACGATGCCGATTGCGTTTCCATCGTTTGAAGGATAAGGAGTACCCATCTTAACATACTTTGTTCCATTTGCCGCTGTGGTTGCACCGCTCTGTGCGATCTGCTTAGTTACTCTTGTGCACTCTTCGTGAGCGAGGAAGTAACCGGGTGCGTAAACCTTGGCTGTTGCATCATTCTGAATAAATGACATCTCTTAACCCTCCTGTTTAACTGTTCCGTAAAGATTGTTCCTAAATGCCATCGCTCTCTGTGCCGCCTTACTAGGTGGATTTACTGTTCCACCATTATTTGCAGGTGGTTTAGGAGTTGTACTACCCTGCTCCTGTTCAGTAACGATGTAATCGGACCACTCTTTCTCAATATTGGTCTTCTGAGTTTCCACATCCTTGATAGCCTTGCCTTCTTCATCAAGTTCTATCTTGTCGAAGTCTGTCAGACGTATTACTGCATCAATACGCTTTTCTGATACTTTAGCTTCTTTCAGAAGTTCCTTGTAAAGAGCAATCTTTTTCTCTTTTACTGATTTAGTCTCCTGCTCCTGCTTGTAGTTATCATACTCAGCCTTGAGATCATCATACTTCTGTTTGTAAGGGTCGGGCTTGTCGGACTTTTCCTTTAGTTCTTCAAGCTCTTTCTCAACTGTTTTCAGCTTAGAAGCATCTGACTTGAACTCTTTTGCCTCTTCTTTGGCAGTTTTAAGTTCTTCTTTGAGACCTTCCACAGTTTCTGTGTGCATCTCAATGATTTGGTCAATCTGCTCAGTGCCAATACCCATTGCGGCAAGTGCCTTACGTGTTAAACTCATATTCGATTTTATCTCCTTTTCTTCGGGAACTGTTCTTCGTTCTTAGACAATTAAATAATATTACAGATTATTTTAAATTGCAAATAAAAAAAGACATATTCGCCCATTTTAGACATTTTTGTGTCATAAACGGGTTTATATATGTCTTTTTAATAAAAATTGAAATTTAGGGGTAAATTTTAAGCTATCGGGTCAGCTCCTGTGATATATCCATTATCCACATCATCTGCGAGAGCATTAAGAGTAATCAAGTCCATACCTAGCTTGTTAAGATCTCTTTCGATTTACTTCATCAACTTCTTATCTCCTGCTTTTCGTGCTTCTGCATACTTAACAATATAATCCGTAAGCATTTAATTATTCTCCTTTCAACCATCTTTCCTGCTCTGACATTTCACTTTTACTTGCCCTTAAACATAAATCAGAATAGGCTTCCTTGGTAAGTATCTCACAACCTTCGGGTAATGGTTGTCCATTCTTTACAACTATCAGCCCTCGTCTTGAGAGGGTATCGTAAATCATCTCCCAATAGTCCTGCCATGTTTCGTTCTCATCGGTTCCTGCCTTGTTAGCTACGTTGTTGTGGTAATAGGTGTGAATGTTCTTCTTGAAATCAGTTAAAGCTTTCATTTTGACCTCCTTTATGGGTTCTATTTCTGTTTCTATTATCAGTTTAGCGTAAATCAATTTGTCTGTCAATATATTTTTTAAATATTTTTAAATTTGTTGAAACTTTTTTAAGCGTGTAGATAATAGCTACACTTTAGTAAACTTTTCTATATATATTTTTTCTATAGATACTTTTATATATTTTAGCTACACAGCTACACAAAAAAGAAAATATATATAAATATAGTATATATATATACCAAAATGTCAATATTTTTTTTAATAAAAAGAGTGTAGGATAGCTACACCTATCCTACACTTTCGTGTAGGTTTATCTACACCTTTTTAAAAAAATTATTGACATAAAATTGACTGCATTAGTCAAACGGTTGTATGCAACTGATTTTACGTTACACTTTAAAGCATTAAAGCGGATTTTTTGACAGAAATGTCATATTTTATTTTTTAATAAAAATTTAAAAAAAGTACCAAAATCTTATGACTTTGGCACTTAATTTTTCTTTCAGCTTTTTAACGAATTTTCGATAATTGACTTATACTCTTCAAGATGGTCCTGCACTGATGGCTTTAAGTATGGCTGAGCACGTTGTCTGCTTGTTCCATACTCTACATAAGGTGCGTACTCAACGTTAGTCCCGACTATTACACTTGTATCGTCATGGTCATTTGTAATGGAGTTCCTAAGTCTTCCGGTATCTACGGGACATATACTTTGTGCATATCGCTCCATCATAAGACCTATCTGAACAAGAGCTCTTTCCACACGCTCATCTTTATCTTTAATAGCCTGTTGAATATTATCGCTTTTTATCTCAAAGGTCATACTAGCCATCGTTCTTACTCCTTCTGCTCCTAGCTTGAGCCTTCCATTCATCATAACTCATATTTCCTAGCTTACTATATCGGGTATCATTATATTTAATGCCCTTTATAACAGATTCCATCGAGCATCGACAGTTATAAACCTCTTCGGGTGGACCCATGGCACCGGGATAGTCCAAGCCATTTGAAAAGGGATGGTCAAGTTCCTGTTCTTCTCCATCAACATCCACATGACTGTCACGGGTTACATGGTCGAGAGTTGCAACCCATTTTTTCTTCATATCAATGCCTAAAGCCGCAGCCTCCTTATACCTCTCAAGCCGTCCTGCATTTTCTGCTGAGGTTGTCATGGTTCGTGCATTTCTGATGGCTGATACTTGGTTCATATCGGTTACGCTTTGCAAACGTTTTGCTATTCCATCAATGCTTTCTCCCTGTAACACTCCCTGTGTAAGAGCTGAATTCATCTTACGTCTATTCCATGCCTTATCCTTTGGTATATTTACCTTTGGATCAGGTAACAGCTTTGGGTTCTCTTTAACAAGCTTCTCAACTACCTTTTTGTCTATCAGAGCAAAAGGAAGGTTATCTTTTGTCTTTCGACATACTTCATATCCTGCATAGTTAAAAATATCTGCAAAGGTACCATCAATGCTATTGCGAATCATCTGTGCTACTCGCTGATTAGTTTCGGTCATTTCATTTGAGAGTGTACGTAGCATTGACTTGTATCTTTTGCTAGTAAGCATTTCCTTTGCTCTCCAATTTTTATATTCCTGCTTGGATATATCACCGGAGAACATCTCTTCTTTTTTATCTTTATCAGCTTCTTTGAATTGCTTGAAATACTTGTCTGCTTTAACTCTCATTTCACGATAAGCCTGCTCATATTCCTTTGCCATTCGCTTTTCAAGATCTATTAAGTTTTTATCAGCAAGTACCCGTCCATAATCCATGCGTTATACCATCCTCTTAAAGAGTTGTAATCTTTAATCTTTTCTTTAAAGCGTCTAACAATGTGCTTACAACTTCTTTAGCCTGTGCTCTTTCTGCATCATTCATTGTGGATAGCTTGGAGTAAATATCAGTTATCTTACCGCTAAGATCTTTTACTGTTGACTGTATCTTTTCCATTTCTGCCCTTTTTTGTGATGCAGTAACAGAAGATGAAGCAGTAGATGCAGAAGTTGATTGAGCAGTTGAAGAACTATCGCTATTATTCTTGGAAGAACTTCCACTAGATCCTTTACTACTTCCACTACTTCCACTACTACTCTTGGAAGATTTTGTACTACTTCCTTTACTAGTCTTGGAAGATGATGCTTTCTGCCTAGCAAACTTAGGATCATTTTTCAGCTTTTCAATTTCAGCATTTGCTCTCTTAGAATACTCTTTTCTGATAGCAATTTTCTCTTCCTCAGTTTTAGCCTTTGCAAGAGCATTATTCATTTCAGTCTTTAAGCGTTCTTTTATCAATGACGCTTCAATGGCTCCATCTGAATTAAGGCCCGATGCTGATACTCCAAGCAAAGCTATTGTCTTACCTTTTTTCTTAGAAGAGGTCTTTTTGCTAGACCCCTTCTTTCTGCCTTTTAGTAAACCTTTCTTTTTATATTTAATGTAATATTCATGAGCTTTCACAGGATCGTATGCCATTACTGTAACTCCTTTAACAAATCTTCAAGCTGTTTAACGAGTTTCTTTAATTCTTCGTTTTCTGCCTCTAAATCAGCGGTTTCTTCTTCATCTGATATTTCTATATCTTCTTCTTCAAAACCTTCCTCTTCGGCTAAATCCTCGCCCTCTTCGGGTATCTCCTCAGCAAAGAGATCTTCTTCGCCTTCTTCACCCATACCCATTCGGTCAATGTCCTCTTCTTGCATTTGAGCCTTAATATCATCTAATTGGTCAACTGCTCCAAGGATAGTAACAATACGCTCTGTCACAAAATCTTGTGGGAGATATTCTGCTGCCTGTAACACAACCTGTATATCTTCATTGGCATTCACAATCATGCTTCTAGTAAATGAAGGATTTTCCTCTAAGCCAAGTATCTCAAATAATCCCTGCAGGAAGTCAAGCACTTGATACTCAAATAGGTCTGCCTTTGCATTAAGCGGTTCATAAGCCGCCTTTATCTGTGTGGCGGTTACTGCTCCGTTTGCTATATTCTTTGTATCAAGAGCCATTGCATCATCATATAGGTCTGACCTAAGCCTTGTAAGAAGTGCTTCTCTGCTTGCGTAAGGAACGTCCATGGTATGACTTTCAGCTTTTGCTCCGTCATTTTCCACGACTGCTGCCTTTACAGTCTTCATTCGTTCTACGAATTTTACAAGGTCAAGATCGTCCATGCCACCTGCATTTTGGATAGTCCAATAAATCATGCTTGCATCATCGACATTATTTGCAAAGCCCGATTTAATCAGATCGTAAGCATCAATGCCATGACGAAGCCCGACTAATTCCGATTGCTTTTCGGGATTACCCCACATGGGTATGATAGGGAAACCATCATAGTTCTCACCATCAAAAATCTCTGTGCCATCTACTTCTGAGGTCTGCTTAATCTGAATATAGGTCCTCTTTTCATGTAAGATCTCTCTTACCTGTTCTTTTGCACCCTCTTCGGTTCTTCTCCTATGCCAAATAAAATCTGTGTAACCATCAAGCTCATACAGAGTTGCTCTTAGTGGCTTAGTTTCATCAATCTGCCAAAAACGTATTCCTGCCATAAGAGCACCATTCTCTTCATCATAAAGCGGTGCAAATTCACGAAGATTAAACACTTCCATGTGGTCATAGTTCCAATAGCCAAAAGCCGTTCCACCAATTAAGGCTTCTGTTCCTAGTTCCTGCAGACGAGTATCAAAATCTTCACCTAGTAAATCAGAGGTATTATCCTTTTCCCAATTAACACCATTTCCAAGCAGGAACTGAGCCTCCTGCGTAATAAACCTCTTAAAAAAGCTTGAGACTATCTTGTAGTTTGCAGAATAGTTATCCGGTACTGCTTGTCCCGAGATAGTATAGAGCAATTTTTGATAGTCCATGATAGTTTTGTTTTTCTTACAGTAATACGAATATGCTGTCATTGCATCAATATACAAATCCGATGCTTTGTGTGATGCTATTGCCGAGAGAACAAACTGTATACGACCTTCTCTGTCCTCTCCAACATTAACTAAGTCTTGATAGGTAAACATCTTTTCCCTCCTTAACTGTAAATAGGTTTATAATCTTCTCTTCCGAGTTTCGGGTACAAAATTCTTGCGAGAGATGCAGCACTATCGGGAGCATCATCATGTTCTGCGTCCTCTGTATAATCACAAATCTGCTCAATATATTCGGGGTCTGTTCCTTCTACGAATATTACGTCTTTCCAAATAGCCTTTAGGTAAGTAACTATCTTGATATACTTATTCATTGATTCATCGTAGGTAACTGTTCGTATTCCCATCTTTTTCAAGTCACGGGCAACCATACCTTTATCTGCATTCTTTTCATTATACAGTTTACCACACATGAAATGAGTGTATAAATCGAATATCGTCTGATAGCAATCCTCAACATGCTTTCTCCACATTCGTCCATATACATAAACCTTTCCATCATGTTGAGCCATAATAGTAAATGCAGTATAGTCCTCTCCATAAAACGCACTATCAAGCTGACATATGCTATTCATAACTGTTGATTCATCAGCACCCATAGCAGGTTCAAAGAAGATAACCTCTTCTGATGCAATATGCTTTAACTCATAGTTAGCGGCAAATAAACTCGGAGCCATTGTCTGTTTTAAGTGCTCTATTTGCTCTTGTGTCATTAAGCCTGTTGAATAGCAATCATATTTCTTTGGAGCAGGCATAATAGTAAAGCAATCATCTTTATGCCAAGGCGTACCTGTGTTAATAAATCGTCCGTTTCTGTTCTTAATGTTCTGAAGCTCTTGATATGCAATCTTTGTCTTATCTCGTTCTGCCTTTGATATTCGGTCATTAACATTGACAATATCATCAGTAACCACAATGTCAGCATGTTTACCTGTTATAGATGTTCCAATACCTAATCCTACTAATTGGCTTGAACCTTTAATAGTAGTTGCGAGGTTTGTGGAAATCTCTACGCTACTATCTTTTGTCAAGACTAAGTCTTTTTTATAAAGGGTGCGTACTATTTCCTGCATGCACCCCGATTTCAATATATTGCTAGTCTGACGTATTACTTCTGTTACGTCAGCACCCGTTTTTCTAAAGAATAAAACTGTTTCATTAGGCTTGATTATTATGTGTATTGCAAAAAATAAAGATAGGGTTGTGGTTTTATAACTACCTCTGTGACCCTGCAAAGTTTGGTCTTCGGTATCATAAAGGAAACCACGTAACCATTCATTGTGCAAATCTGTGAGGTCTTTAAATCCTACCCACTTCCCTATCTCTATTGGACGATACCATAATAAATCAAGAATCTGCTTCTTGTTTACTTGCAAAGTAGTTCTCCATTTCTTTTATAGTATCATCATCCTGCACAGAAACAGCAATCTCCTGTCTTTCAGCCTGTCCGAGATATTGTTTACCCAACCAAATAGCCATTGTCGGATTAGTTTCTGCCATTCTGAATTGAGCACGTCTTAAACTGATTTTGCCAACACCACGCTTTTTATCGTAAGTGTCCGCAAAACCCTCTTTGTACTCACGTTTACACCATCTTTCGATTGTATCAACAGAACAGTTGAAATATCCCGCAATTTCGTTGATTGTGCACTGAATAGAACACAGCTTTTCAAACTGAGATTTGTCAATTTCAATCCTAGGTCTGGCCATTTTTTACCTCCGCATTCATCTTATGAAAACGATCGTAATCTCTCGCTTCACAGATTAATTTTCGCAAATACTTTGTGTAATCACGAGTTAATTTGTCGCTTTTTGTTTTTGCGAGGGCTTGCTTAACCCTCTGAATTTCCATTTCCAGTTCTTTTCTGTTCATAAATCACCGATAAATAAGTCAAACAATCTCTGTTTATATCACAGGCAACAAAATCATTGAATTTTAGCAAATGTTCTCCATATCCACATAAGGGGTCTAAACATCTCTTGAAATTCTTTGCCAAATAATCAGTCAGCGTTCTTGTGTTTCTCATTCCCATGTACTCTTCGTACTCATAATTCCACACATATAATACGCATCCATCCATATTGGCAGAAGAAGAATTAATGGTAATAGGAAACCGACCTCTCACCATCGGGAACCTGCGCTCAACGCACTTACCGCAGACGATGAACGCAGGCTTATTTAATTCTTCTATCATTCGGTTGATATTGCTGATGTATTTTCCATAGTCGTCAGGGACATTTTTCGCAGAATCATTTAACTTCTGATAGCCGTATGGCCAAGAAATCTCTGAAAAAATGACATCGCAAGAATGAAATTCATCGCACATATAGTTTTTCGACATGTCGTTGAAAAAGATCTTATGCGGAATCTCAATATGCTCAGAGAAATTGAGTCCTTTAGTTTGCCCCTTAATACTGGAATTATACATCAGTTTATGCTCCCCCTGTTTCCTGTCGAAACACGCTCCAAACATACAGCTAACCTGTATTTGTTTAATTCAGTACCCACAAAATGCTTACCGAATTTGCTAGCATAGAAAGCCACAAGCCCCTTACCCATACACGGGTCTGCAATACACGAAAACGGAACATGCTCGCAAATCTCCCTGATAACCTTTTCTTCATCAATTAGATTATGCCAAAAAGACAGTTCCTGTAAAGGTTCGTTACTGGCCTGAATAATCCAACACTTGTTGGATGGTTTGTTGTAGTACATGGATTCAAAAACCTGAACATTCGCATATCGCTTCTGAACCTCGGCTAAGAACTTGTCTTTATTTGAGCGGAAAACCTCTAAAAACAATACTCTAGGCTTTATCTCGTCCACAACCTCAAAGAATCTGTTATGGAATGGCTCGTAGCTATCCTGACGCTCCTCTTTCTCTGCTTTGACATAAAAAGAGTTGATGTTAGCCTTTGAGCAGGGAGGGTCTGAAAACATTACATCTGCCTGCTTCATAAACTCAGGAATGGGATTGAATATATCGTGTACTCTCAGAGTGCCAGTACTGATATGGATGTCGCCATCCATATCGTACTTATCGCACAGATTTCCGTACTTATACTGTTCGTTCATTATCTGCCCTCCAAACCATTTTCAACAGACCATAAGTCGGATGCATTGACGAACATAACATGCCCACACTTTTCGCACACGCACTTGTAATACTTAGGCGGAGCAACAGCAACTTCCTTCTGAGCCTTAACGGCATTCTGAATCGCTTTTTCGGTGGTCATCTGAACTTCAACAGCGTTTTCCTGCGCCTGCTTCTCAAGGAACTCCTGATAAAGCTTCTGACGTTCTTCATCGGATAAGCCATGACCGGCTTCCTGTTCTGCTTCCACACCGAAATCCTCAACTGTAGGGATGTCCTCAAAGCTAATCTTCGGGAATCCCAACTCAGAGAAATCGAAATCAAGGTCAATCATATCAATTTCGTGCATGAGTTCTTCGTTTACCCACTCGGAGAATTCAGAAATCTTGTTGTCGGCAATTCTGTCTGCTTTGATTGCTTCGGGGTCTGCATGGGTAATGATGCAGGGAACTTCCGTCATTCCTAATTTGATTGCCGCAGAAAATCTGGCATGACCCTTAACAATAATTCCGTTTTCATCGATAACAAGCGGTACGTTAAAACCAACCTTCGGAATAACTTTGCACAGTAACTCTACTGTCTTCTCATTTTTCCGAGGATTGCGGATATACGGCTTTACCTCGCTGATTTTCTTCATCACAATTTGATTTTCGACTTTAATATCTGCCATTACTCGTTATTCTCCTTTTCCCATTTCTGTTTTTCTTCAACTTGTTTTTCCGAATACTGAGCCTTGCTGTACTCGTTGTTCTCGTAAAGCTTGGCGTACCCTGTAATATATTTAAGACGAACAAGCTCTTCCGCTTCCAAACCTAAATTATTACAGATTTCAAGATCTGATGCCCCGTTTAGCAACATCTCCATTACGATATTTGACATGCCAGTTACAGAGTGTTTTCCACGCGCACGATTGTGGCGCACAGTTGAAGCCATAAGGTCATTCATCGTTTTCCCATGCAGAACTACACATGGTAGCTTGCCTTCGCATGATGCGTAAATATCCTTGTATCTGCGCATGATGCTGTATCTGTGGAATCCATCCACGATTACATAGCGGTCTTTCTTTTCATCGTAGATTGTAACCACAGGCTGTGTGTACCCGTCCTTTTTAACGGACACATAAAGCAGTTTCATTTCCTGTGTGGCAACAGAATTTGGATTGTAATCGTTTGCATACACCTTCTCGATTAGAATCCACTCTACCTGTGCTATCGGTTGGTCTTTAATAGCCATTATTTCGCCCCTTTCTTTGACATGTATTCGTTAAAATCATCAACCCATGCCTGTTGATATTTATTAACTTCACCATTGATTTTCGCATCCTCGCGTATTCGGGATTTTGCATTCCCGTTAATGGTGCCGTCAATATCATTCACAATGATCTCGTGCACATGAACCTTATACCATTCGTCATTGTTCTGTCCGACCCATCGCTTACGAAACAGTTCCCAGTATTCAGGCTTAATCATGTGAACGAGAAGATAGTCACGATATTCCTTCCAGTCCTTAAACATAAACGGAAGAGTTCTCGGAATGATACCACCTTCATCAAACGAATGATTAAACGTGCTAGTTCCTGCTACACGAACAGTAAATCGATTGTAAGTATCGTGCTCAAATTCCTGCAACATCTCAATGGAGCGCCATGCTGTTTCGTGAATTAATGCAGACACTCTCATTTTTGTTTTAAGAACACCCCAACGATACATAAGATCGTATGCCTTGTTGTAATCCCAATGATTCTTACCAATAGCAGTCCAAATATCGTCATTGGTAAAATCATAGATGGGCCAAAAGACCTGACAATTGCCGACAGCTTTCTTGCACCAAGTTTCACCACGAAACTGTGCGGCACTATGACAAATAGTGGCTCGCCGGTTCAACGATTCCTGAATACGCATGCCAACCAATACAGCGCAATGCTTTGCTTCCGTACAGAATTGAGGAAGATCTACAACCAAATCATGAAATCGATTTTTCTTGCTCGGATTTTCCTTTATTGAAATATCGGACTGCGGATGAATCCATTTCTCTTTCTGCTCAGGGTCCCACACTCTCAGGAAATTATCTTCAGCGGATAATGAATTTGTGAAGTCAAATGGAATCTGAAACCAATACGGCTTCACATCTGGTCTTCGCATTACTGAGTCCATGTAATCAACAGTAGACTTCCACTCCGCTTCTTGGTCAAGCCAAAAAACCTTTAATGGAAGCCTACCTCGCTCTTTCGCCACACGCATAGCCAACTCGAAAAGAACTGTACTGTCTTTTCCACCGGACATTGAAACAATAACATCATCATGGTAATCGTATAACATTCTGATGCGTTCCAATGCTTCATCAAAAACATTATTCTCCTTGTAAAACATTGTCCTCTCCTTTTTTATTTGCTATGAAAATTAGTTTATAATCTTCTGCTTTACAACGATTTATTAAGATTACTTCTTCTGCGATAGGGTGCATTACCCAATAGAAATATCCATCAAGATAAAGATAAGTATTTGGTTTCTTCCAAAAGAAAGCAGTAAAACCATTTTGCTGAATACACTTTACTGCATCAACAAAGTCCTTTTTAAGATCTGTTTTTTCTTTCAAACAATATTCATGAGGAGCTTTATCAGCATAAGATTTGGCATAAATCCATGTTTGAGTACCAATAAATTCTCTAAAAGTCATTTTAAATCCCCTTTTCTTATTAAATATTACCCTTATACCTATTTTTTGTCAAAAAATTTGCCCTAAATTAGCGTTTTAAATAGAAAAAACATATTTATATATGCTTATAATAATTAAATCGCTAAAATAGGGCAAATTTGAAGATTTTATCATTATCCATTCATAAATTCGTTATACCAATCAAAGCCATCATCATCAACCCAATTATACTCGCTCATATAGCTTTGTCTTTTACGTTTCATTTTATTTTGGTTTTCAGATATAAACTCACTATATGCAAGCCTGCTAAATTCCTGTGGGAGATCTATACCTAATTCCTTAGAAATAGCCTTTGCATAATTTATTTGTTTATTAGATGGCATGTCCTCTTCCCGTCTATAAATCCAATCCATCATTTCTCCTTATACTTACACGCTGAACAATTCCAAAAACAATCATGGTCACGATTACCAAGAACATCCATGTAATTATTATTGTATATTCCACCACACTCATACTCGGTTGAGTATGCATTACATTCATCATCGCCAGTGAACCATGTCCTAATTTCTTTTCCTATTGAATAGTTGCAAGGTTTATCACATTTACTCATTTGAATCATCTCCTTTTTCTTTGTTATATGCGTCAATTATTGTTTCTATGTTATCTGCACAATGTCCATAGCCTATTGAATATCCTATTTCATACATCACAAACATTATTGCTATTCCCAATATTATTTTCATTATTACTCTCCCAATATTTACATTTATCGCCAAACTCTTACCTATCTTTATTATCTTTACGACAAGTCATTATATATGGATAACCATGTTTTACATAAGGTGCATATGTCGGTCTCCAATGTTTACAAGATTGGCAACTCATTCTTTATCCTCCTTTAGTGAGTTGATTTTCTGTTGGATAACCTCTACAACTTGCACCCTAGCAATTGTGACACCTTGCTCAAACTGTGGTGAACCTTCCGCACCGTCAACACATTCCTCAATTTCCAACTGTAAATCTTTCAGTATAGCTTCTAAATCAGCCTTTAATCTTGCTTCGTAGTCGGCTTTTGGGATTGCTTCAATTGATGGCGCATTAGTAATGATTGATTTAATATTGTGTATATTCACACGGTAATTTGGATTGGTGCTTTTTAAATCAAACTGTTTCTGTAATCTATCTGCGTCTATTGCTCTCATTCTTTTCCCTCATTTCTTTTACCCATGCCATCATTACAGGACAGGTCATACATTTTGCATTAACGGGGCATTTCTCGCATTTATCAATCGTCATTCCCATCTTCTAATACCTCACTAATAGCTATCATTGAATCTGACGGATTCCCACAACAAGCCCACTGTTCTACTATTTCTTGTATCTTCTGATACTTGCGCATGATAATAACTGCCATATCATGTGCTTCGTATTCTTTCTGTTTCTCTGAATCTATTACTGTTGAGTCACACATAGGAGCAGGTAAGTATTTAATTATTTCATCAATCGTCATTCCCATTTTTGTTACCTCTCTGATTTATCCTTTATTACATAGATTACAAACAAGATAATTGCTACTAAAACTGCTATTCCATATATAGTCATTGCCAATTTAATCGTCATTCCATTTTCCACTCCTTTATTTAAAAATTAAAACAAGTAGCAGGAAGAATAAAAACATTTCAAAAACAACAATTAAAATATCAATAACAATATATATTTTTATATGATTTAGATAATTTTGCTGTTCTCTTAAACCCTTTAATAACTCTTCTAAATATTCGTCTTTATTCATTTACTTCTCACTTTCTGCCTTTTCTCTGCTCCATCTTCTACACGAATAATTCATAACAGTGATATAAGACAACCAACTCCCATCAATGTCGCAATGGCACTGTATGTTTGTTATTTCGCCTGTCCTTATGTTATGCCTACAATTGCAACAAACTTTTCCATTTGCTTCGCTCATGGATTCTCACTTTCTGCCTTGTACTTGTCAAGAATTCTGTTCACTGCATTTTGACTTATAAGATTTATGCCTTTATCTTTTGTTGTGTAATACACGGTTAAGTTATTAATTTCGGCTCTTATCTTGTCAAGAATAGGCTCTTGCTCTAGTGCTTCATAAATAATGTGCGCAGCTCCTAAGAGTATTTCTTGCTGATAACATCCATCTTCTAATAACTTAGCTAACTCAAGTACATATTTACCTATATGTTCCTTTTCTTCTCTTGTCATTCTTCTACCTCACATCAAAAATTGTTTAATGATTGCCTGTACCTCGTCTTTATCTGTTTGATACTTCTCCGCAATATCTTCTAACCATTCACTAAATTCTTCCGCTATACAGATTAATTCTTCCCTTGTCATGGTTAAACTCCCCTTAGAAAACATAACCGACTGCAATATCTAAATCGAATAACTGAAAGCCAATCTGAAAATCACGTTCGCTTGGTATATATACAATTGCAAAACTAATTCCCCAGGCTTCGCCCTGTCTGTAAGCAAAGTAAAATCCCTTATCTCTCATACTTCATTTATCCCTCACTTTCCTGTGGCTCAAAAGGAGTTGGTAAAGGCATCCATGCTATAACTTTTCCAATCCCACAAGGTTCTGTAAAAGCTTCTTTGTTATCAACTCTATCTTTTTCTTTCAAGCCATCCCCAATTAGGTGAATCCCAAGCATGAGCATCCTCACGATAATAACCAACTCCACACTCATTATCCTCATCAATCACTAAACATTCAGTATTCCAATTTGGTAATCTCTCGCTAACAGGAATCCATCTTGGCTCTTGTGGTGTTACTGAAGGCAACTCATTTAATATGGTGTTGATCTCTACTCTTGATGGTAAGTCCTTAAATTTATCCCTTATAGCTGCTTTGGCTTGTTCTCTTGATATACAATCAACTCCTAAATCATTCTTAGTAGTTGGTGGGTACTGATTTTCCCACATGCATAAATGACATTCTTCTGTACCTGCATTATGATTATCTTTAGAGTATTTACATCCTAAACAATTTCTAGTAGTTGGCTCTTTGTATTCTGCGTTCCACCAATCTTCTTCTCTACCAATATTATTTGGATTGCTTATGCAATAATTACACGGCTCACTTGCTCCACACCAATCCTCTTTATTACAAACAACTGCATCTGTGGCAGGCTCATATCCGAAAACCTCTTTAAATTTTTCTCCGTTTGTCATAATTTATCTCCAATCATAGGTAGCAGGAATTATCCTGCCACCTCATATACATGATCACTTAAAATTTCTTCGTGAGCTATTTCTTCTGCATTTACTATTTTTACCATTTCTGTCAGATCTCCAATCCCATCAATCATAGGCACAATAATGCATTCATGGATTGATGATGGAATCACATAATATCCATCGGGATACATTTCTTTAAGCTGTGACCTGCAAGTTACCGCTGAGATTGCCCCGTATTGACCATTATTTTCAGTTAAATTTATAATGTTCATAAATGAATTCTCACCGAACATTTCTCTTGGCATTCCGGTATTCTCACTCATAAAATCTGCCATATCCTGCATCTTACCTAACCTTGCTACATTTCCAAGTGCAATATCTATTACTTCGTCAACAGAGATATCCCACAGCTTACAGTGCTCACTAGTTACCTTTATAGAACCACCCTCATTAGGTCCCATATTAACATTCACATATGGCACAATTATTAAATCATCAAATCCATACTCTTTTGCACTTCTGAAAACTTCTGCCTTAGTAGACTTATTGTAAAGCCTTGCTCTTAGCTGTGGCCTTACCTGCTCAAAATCACTGTACCATTCTACATTAATATTTGGATTCTTATGCTTCTCATAAAGTCCAATGATAGCATCTACTGTATCTGTTACCGAAAAATCATGATTATAGAACTCGTCCAAGTAGATTGTGGGAGCTATGTTTGAGCCATTAGGTTTTATAGAAATTCCTGTCTTTGTTAAACCATTAGGCAAATCCTTAGGCATAACTGTAATCTCGCAATCTGTTAATCTGTCTTTTAATCCGCTTACTACTTCATTTACAAAATTTTGCATATTCATTATCTCCTTTTTCTTCCAACTGTTTCATTACGTTCCCATGTACTACAAGCTTGATTATCTGCTTTCTGTTGTAGAAACATAATACTTGCATCATTCATACAAACCCCATTATCTAACCACTTACATGTTTCACACGCTCTCCTTTCTGTTATATTTATATTCTTGCAGGAATGACATTTAATTCTTATGTCACCCATCCTGCCTAATACCTCAAATAGTTTATGCCCACAATATCCGCATCTCGCCCAATCATTTTCATCAACTCTTACGTTATAAACCATTTCATCACCACCCCATAACATCAAATATGTAATCATCTTCAAGACTTAAATTATCTTGTATGGCGGACCAATTACCGCTTTCTAAATCATCCAAGCAATCCTCAATCTGTTTTCTTGCTTCTTCTCTAGTAACTCCATCTCTTCTCATCAAGATCTCTTCTAAAGACTTTCTACTCATATTAAACCTCCATTCCAAGTTTTCTTTTAAGTGCCTTTGTATCGGCAGGACACCAATCGTATAAACCTTGTCTTCTGCATCTATCAAGAGCATAGAACACTTCATTAACCTCAGCATCATTTTTGAAATTGTAAGCCTTAACCGCTTCT